TCAATAATCAAATAAATTTTTCGGAGATATAATGGCATCAAATACATTAGTATCAGACATAAATGAAATTCTTGTTGGTTATTTTTTAAATAATGAAAAATGGTACGATAATGAAGCCAAAACAAAATATAATTTAAGAGTAAAACAAGTTTCTCCAATTGATTTAAATCGTGCTACCGAACACGCCAAAGTAATGGCATCTGAATTTTTATCTTGGGCAAAAAATAAAGGATACACAACTCCTATAAGAGAGGTTTATTGGACAGCACGACCTGGTGTAATGACACGAATTGTTGGTGTAGAGGTGGATCAAAAATTAAATACCGCAGACACATTAATTAAATTTAAAAGCGGACCATCAAACGGATGGCTTGGATTGTCTGCCAAATCTACAAAAGGTCAAGGAGAAATTGGATTTAAAAATCCAGGAATAGGAACTATTGATAGATTACTGAATTTAAAAATTGGTGAAGAATATAAAAATCAATTACAACAGGCAATTAATCTTTACAAATTACCTTCAACAGATTCAACAAGAAAACCATTTTTACGAAACCCTAAAAATAAAAATTTAAGATCAACCACAGAAGAACTTGGAGTAAGAATGTTGTCTGCAATGAGAAATGAATTGTATAATAAATTGATAACATTGAAACCAAAAGAAGTTTATAAACACATAACAGAAAATTGGATGAACGCAAATGTAATGTATCCTCCTTATGTTAAAGTTACTGGAAAAGGAGAAAAACCTCCATACACAGCTACAGTAATAGATCCAACTAAAAATGAAAAATTAGATGCTTTAGCCTCCTTAAATTTTTCTTTTGAAAAAGTTGGAAATGAATCTATTGGAGTTATGGCGAATGAAAAAAAAATAATGAAAATGCGTTTTAAGTTTGAATCAGAAAAATTAGCATCTTCCGTAAAAATGTCTGGAGAGAGTTGGTAAATGAATTTCTCAGAATTTTTAACCGAAGGCAAAGAAGGCAAGAATGTTCACCTTGAGCATATTGAGGATGAAGTTTTAAACCGAGGTGTCGTTGGTGCTCGTGAAGCCATAAATTTTCTTCAAGCACTACGCAATATGCTGGCAGGCCATGCAGAATCAAAAGTAAACATTACAACGAAATGGGATGGCGCACCTGCTATTTTTGCAGGTGTTAATCCTGAGAATGGCAAATTCTTTGTCGGCACCAAGTCTGTATTCAACAAAAATGCAAAGCTAAATTATACAGATAAAGACATTGACGAGAATCATCCTGGTGAGGCTCTCAATCAAAAACTTAAAATTGCATTAGCCTTTTTACCTAAACTTGGCATCAAAGGTGTTTTGCAAGGTGATATGATGTTTACAAAAGGTGACCTTGACAAACAAGTAATTGACGGTCAATCTTACATTACATTTCAACCAAATACAATTGTTTATGCTGTGCCAACAAGCACCAAGTTAGCACAAACAATGCTTGCTGCGCAGATTGGTGTGGTGTTTCATACATCGTATTCTGGTCGTACCATGGAATCCATGAAAGCATCATTTAATATTGACATTGGTAAACTCACACAAACTAAAGATGTGTGGTTTCGTGATGCATCATTTGTAGATACTTCTGGTTCTGCTACATTTACTGAAGATGAAACGAAAGAGCTGACTGCTGTGTTATCTGTTGCAGGAAAAACATTTCAGCAGATTAATTCATTGACACTTAATCGTATTGCAGCCAACGAAGCCATTCTTACATATATCAAAACATTTAACAATGCTAAAGTTCGTGCAGGCCAAAAGATTACAAATACGCAATCTCATACGCTTGAACTTTTACGCTGGGTTGAGGCTAAGCTAAATAAAGATATAGCAGATGCAAAGAAACAAGATACAAAAAGAAAACGCATTACAATTAAGACTGACATTATGCGGTTTCTTCGCACTTCAGCTGCACAATTAAAATCTATTTTTGATTTGATGAACCTGCTCGTTGATGCAAAAATTATGATTGTTCGTAAGCTTGAAACTATCAAATCTATTGGAACATTTGTGCGAACAGATGATGGATTTAGAATCACCGCACCAGAAGGTTTTGTAGCAGTTGATAGAATAAAAGGTAATGCAGTCAAACTTGTTGACCGCTTGGAATTCAGCCAACAAAACTTTAATGCAACAAAGAATTGGGACAAATAAATGGCATACGATATTAATTCAATTATGGCCGAGTATGGCGATAATGATTTTGGTTTTACCGCTGTAGATGAGGCGGAGTATCAAGCAGTTATTGCTGAAAAAGATGAAACGGTTGAAGAATATAAACAGCGCTTACAACAAGTAGAAAAAATCATTATGCCATTTTTGACAAATCTATACAAGTCACGCAGTCAACCATATATTCATTGGCCAAACCGCGGACCAATTCTTGAATCACAGATGCAAAAGATTCTTACTCTGACGAGGGGATAATGTTAAGCTACAACGAGTTTAATGAAGCGGCTTATATTGGTAATATTGGTGCAACGGAACTTGTAAAATTTCACCGTTCTGCAACATCAGAGCAAAAGAAACAATTGAAGTCGCATATTCAAAACAAAAATAGAAAAGAAGCATGGAATCTTGTGCGTGATGTAACTGGAATGAAACTACATAAAAGTGTAGGTGAAGAAGTTAAGCCTGATATTTTGCCACCATCTGGTGCAGGCCAATGGGGAACTGATAGAGCAAGAAACAAATATCTAAACGGAACACCAGGACAAGGATTTAAGCTTTACAAAAAATATACAATATAAATTGATTGAGGTTTGTTATGAAAGATTTGATTATAGGATGTTCTACCAACTACGATTGGTCTAAGTTAAAATACTGGATCAATTCCATCAACCAATCAGGATTCCAAGGCGACAAGGTCCTGATTCTTATGAATTGTGATAAAGAAACGGTTCTAAAAGTCCATGATGCAGGTTTTAAAATTATAGGTTTTGGCCAAGATGAAGAAGGAAATCTTGAGTATCAATCTTCTATACCTGTTCATGTAGAAAGATTTTTGCACATTTATCAATATCTTAAAAAAGCAGGACCCTTTCGCTATGTTGTTACAACTGATGTGAAAGATGTTATTTTTCAAAAAAATCCAATGAAGTATATTGAAAATCACATCAAAGATAATAATTTAATTTTTTCATCTGAAAGTATGTTTTATAAAGATGAACCATGGGGAAATCAAAACTTATTAGAAACTTTTGGTGAATTTGTTTATAAAGAATTCAAAGATAATGAAATTTTTAATGTTGGTGTTCTTGCTGGTACAGGTGAAGCGATGCAAGCCCTTGTTATGAATATTTTTGTTTCATGTATGAACAGACCAATTAAAATATGCGACCAATCAACTTTCAATTTTATGATTTCACAAAAACCGTATAAAGGAACTTCTCTGTATATGGGTTCTGAAAGTGGATGGGCTTGCCAACTTGGTACAACAAAAGATCCATCAAAAATTGATGCATTTAGGCCTTTTTTATTAGAACCAAGTCCAATTATGGTTGATGATGAAATAACAACTTCTTTGTCTTTACCTTATCATATTGTTCACCAGTATGACAGAGTTCCAGAATGGCGAAAAATAATTGAGGCAAAATATGGCTAATGCACTTGTAATTTCTGGTCATCTACGAACATTTAGAAATATTGTTGATGACCTTATAAATTTTATAAACACAAATAATCTTGATGTTTATATGTATATTTGGAATGAAAACAATCAAGATGAGATTCAATTTGTTGTTGATAGGCTTAATCCTGTAAAATGGAAAGCAGAGCCAAATGAAATTTATGCAAAAGGTTTTTTTGATGCTGAAGCAAGAATTGAACAAATAAATCCAAAACAATTAATTACACCAGACCGTAATCATGTAACTTTATCAATGCATTTTGCTCGGCGTCAGGCTTTCAATCTAATTGAAAAAGAATATGACAATGTGGTGTTTACAAGATTTGATACAAATTTGTTTCCATTTCAAATTACTGAAGTGATAGAAAAGCATCCTGATGTTGTAATCACGCCAACAAACGAACAATATGGAATGGTTTCAGATATATTTGCAATCATACCTTGGCAATACGCAGACAATTATTTCTTTTTTGACCGTGCAGAAGATATTCTCAGTCGCAGATTTAGTGATGAATACAAAGTTTGGTTGCGTGAAAAGTTTTGGTGGGAAAATGGCGAAAGAGATATGAGATTGCACGATGAGAATAGATATTGCCCACATCAATTGTGTATGAGAAATTACTTTGAAACAAACACACCATATATTGTTATGGATTTACCCGTTTACATAAAGAGATAATTATGGCTAAAAGAGTATTGGTAACTGGCGGTGCAGGTTTTATTGCACACCATTTAATTGAAGTTTTATTAGAGAGAACTGATTGGGAAATCGTATCACTTGACCGATTAGATTTTTCTGGTAATTTAAATCGTTTATATGAAGTTGTATCAGTAATGCCACCGGCATTTTGCAAGCGTGTAAATGTTGTATTTCACGACCTCAGAGCAGAGCTAAATCAACAAATCGTAACTCTTCTTGGTGATGTAAACATTATTTTACATTTGGCCGCAGGCTCTCATGTTGACCGCTCTATTGAATATCCAATGGAATTTGTAATGGATAATGTAGTTGGTACAACTAATCTTTTGAACTATGCTCGCAACCTTCGCAACTTAGAGAGATTTGTTTATTTTTCAACCGATGAAGTATTTGGTCCTGCACCAGATGGTGTGTATTATAAAGAGCGTGACCGTTACAATGCAACGAATCCATATTCAGCATCTAAAGCTGCCGCAGAAGAAATCTGTGTTGCATTTGAAAACACCTATCGTATGCCCATATACATTACACACACAATGAATGTATTTGGTGAGCGTCAGCATCCAGAAAAATATATTCCACTTTGTATTCGCCGTGTTCGTTCAGGCGAAACAATTATGATTCATTCTAACCCATCTAAAACAAAAGCTGGTTCACGACATTACATTCATGCTAAAGATGTTGCAGACGGTTTATTGCACATTTTAAATTTAAAAGGCCCGTTTGAGCATGATTATGGTGGTGCAAAATGCCCAAAATTTAATCTTGTTGGTCCTGAAGAAATTGATAACTTAACACTTGCACAATTAATTGCAAATGTTCAAGGCAAAGAATTAAGATATGAAATGAATGACTTTCATTCTGCAAGACCTGGCCATGATTTAAGATATTCATTGAGCGGCGATTATATGGAATCTTTAGGATGGAAGCCACAAATTGCATTGAGTGAACGCATTGAACAAGTTGTAAATTGGACATTGGCAAATGACAGGTGGCTAAGATGAAGATTGCATTATGTTTAAGTGGTCAACCAAGAAATGTTAAACAAGGTTATGAATACCACAAAAAGAATCTTTTAGACCATTATGATGTTGATGTTTTTTGCCATGTGTGGAATAGCTCTGGTGTAGAAGATGTTGCAGTATACAAACCTGTTGCAGCGATGATTGAAGAATCGCTAACAAATGACTTATCAAAATACACCAGAGTTCCGCCACCACAACCAAACTGGAAAGTAAAAGATCCAGCTCGGGCTGCATGGAATCTTACCTATTCGTTAATGAAAGCAAATGAATTAAAATGCATACATGAAGAAGAAACAATGACAACCTACGATTGGGTAATTCGCAGTCGTTATGATTTTGCATTGAATGTGAAGATTCCATTTGAAGAACTTGACAACACCAAACTTTACATACCTAATTGTCGCACCACACCTGGTAGAGATTTTGGAAATGACCAGTTTGCCTTTTCATCGTCAGAGAATATGGATAAGTATAGTGATACATTCAATCATATTGATGAATTTTATGATGCAGGAACTGTTATGATTGGTGAAGAAATGATGAGCGCAAATTGGAAAGCCAAAGGTCTTGTTGGCGAAAATCTGGTCTACTTTAATCCAAATCACCCATTTCCACCTGGTCCACACAACGGCACCTGGCATTCGCTATTGAGAGAAGATTTTGAATCTTGGCAAAAGTAATAAAAGAGCTAAAAGGCCATTCAATGAGTAAAATTGAATTAATGAATGACAACGGTAAAACCTTTGTCAGAAAAAGTGGAGGTGTTTATCGTAATCTTGAACGGTTTGATGCACTTTCAAAACTAAATCTATCATTACCAAAAATACTTGAGGTGTATGGTAATGCATATGACATGGAATATATTCCAAATCAAGACATTAAGACATATCTTTCAAATCATGGTGTAAATCCACTTATTGATTTTTTGGTGTCTACAATTAAAAAGTTATCAGAAAATACCATTGAAAAAGATTACGCAAAAGTTTATGAACAAAAGCTTTCGCATTTTCCTTACCTTCAATATAAGTTGCCGTTTACAAGTGATGAACTGTATGCAAAGTTGCCAAAATGGTTACCTGCCTCAGAGTATCATGGTGACTTGACATTAGAAAACATTTTGTATAGAATATCAGATGATTCGTTTGTTTTAATTGACCCATTGACAACTGAATATGATTCATATGTTTTTGATTTGGCAAAATTACGACAAGATTTAGTTTGCCGCTGGTTTATTCGTTATGATAAGTTTTATTTTGATACAAAACTACAATTGATAAATGAAGCTTTATCACAATTTGAATACTTTAACAACAATTATTTGTTGATACTCATGCTAATGAGAGTGTTGCCATACACCACTTTTCATAATGACAAAGAGTTTATTGAAAATGAGATAAGAAAATTATGGAAGTAATTATACCTTGCGCTGGTGCATCTTCTCGGTTTCCAAATATGAGACCAAAATATCTGTTGACAGACTATGCAAACAGATTGATGGTGCAAAATGCAGCCGAAAATTACATTGACAAATATCGTGTTACAATTGTTATTCTCAAAGAACATGATGAAATATATCAGGCTCGTAAAAAGTTAGAAGAGGCATTTAGCAATAAAGTTGACATTGTTGTGTTGGATAAACCAACATCTGGTCCTGCTGAAACTGTTTATCAGGCCATTCAGCGAGGCCGAATCAATACATCTGATTCTCTGTTAGTAAAAGACTGTGATGGTTTTTACAAGACAGAACAAAAAGAAGGCAATATCATATACATCGCTAAACTATCTGACCATCCTTGCATACGAACTGCCGGCGCAAAAAGCTACACACTTACAAATGACCAAGGCATTATCAATTCGGTTGTAGAGAAAAAAATTGTAAGTGACCACTTCTGTGTTGGCGGCTATCAATTTGAAACTGCAAAGAGCTTTGTTGATGCGTTTGAACAATTGACAGACAGAAGTGATGAAATCTTTGTGTCAAACATTGTTGATTACATGATTTCAACTGGCACTTTATTCTTTGAAAGTGAAGTAAAAAACTTTATTGATGTTGGTGTGGCTGATGATTGGTTTGATTACAATAACAAACCAACATACTTCTGTGACATTGATGGCACAATTATTAAATCTAAATGGGATTATTATGATGAAGTAGAACCACTTTGGGATAATGTGACAGCATTATTGAATGAAAAGAAACGAGGATGTAAGATAATCTTTACTACATCACGACCAGAAAAGTATCGTAAACTTACCTTAGATATATTAGAATACCTTGGTTTTACCGAGTGTGAATTAATTATGGGTGTTCATCATACAAAACGAATTCTAATTAATGATTACGCAATATCAAATCCATATCCATCTGCGGTTGCAATTAATATCAAAAGAGATAGTGAAGATTTGGGAGATATGCTTTGAATATCTTCATCACAGGCGCCGCCGGTGGCATTGGTTCAACTTTAGCTTTAAAGCTGACTGAGCTGGGCCATAAGGTGCTTGCATATGATAATTTAAACAATGGCTATGAGGATAATCTAAAAGAGAATGGTGAATTTTTTTGCCAATTTATTAAAGGTGACATTAGAAATAACCCCGTATTTTTAGCAAATTATTTTGATTACCATGACATTGATGTTGTTATTCATTTAGCTGCAATTACTTCTTTGCCTCAATGTGAAACTGATCCGCATGAATGTATTGATGTAAATGTTGGTGGTACCGCAAACATTCTTAATGCAGCTCGGCGCAAAGGTATTCATATGATTGTTGCAAGCACTTCTGCAATCTATGAAAATAATGATCCAAAAGATGCACCATTTACTGAAGATGCTATTGTAACACCAAAATTATTTTATCCATTGTCAAAGAAACTAATGGAAGAAACCATTCAAGCATACATTCGCAATTATGATATGAATGTAACCACATTACGATTCTTTAATGTGTTTGGCCCAAGGCAAGACATTCACCGACAGTCGCCGCCTCTGATGAATTATATTGTAAGAGAGATTAAAAACAAAAGACCATTGACATTCTATGCAAACGGTAATTTTCCAAGAGATTATGTTCATGTTGATGATGTGGTGAAAATGATTGAAAAAGTTTTACCAAGAACCGATAGACAAACTTTTAATGTATGCTCTGGCACATTGACAACTGTTGGTAATATTATTGAATATGCTGAAAAAGCCTTTGGTGAATTTGAATACAGATTTGAAAAACCAACTAAGTTTTGGTCTGGATACGAACGCCTCTACAAAGGTGCTAAACCAATACAAGATTTTGTAATTGAGCATGAAGTCAAAAAGTTTTCTCTTGGCTCTACAAAGAAAGCAGAAGAACTTTTAGATTGGAAACCAAATAAAGATATTGAAACATTGATGATTCAAAGTATGAAAGAAAACTATGAGCGTTATTCCAAGTAAAAACTTCATACTGTTTACCTCCGCACTTAAAGCTCAAATTGGTGTAATTGGCTTTGAAGAGCGATGCAAACAAACAATAGAGTCTTTGAAATCCATTCGCAGACACTTTCCTGATGATGTTATTTTGTTTACAGATGGTTCGCCTGTTTCTGTTGAAAGTGAACCAGTTATGCAAGAAATTGCTAAGTATGTAAATGGCATTGTTTGCTGGGATCAAGATAATGATTTGCAGAACTTGGCCGCAAATGGTCAAAAGAGTGCAATGGAAACCATAATGATTTTTAAGATGTTGATTGCATTGAAACAAAATCCAGAACTAATGAAGATGATGCATGATGTAAAAAGAATATGGAAGATTTCAAGCAGAACAAATCTACACGATAGCTTTGATGTAAAAGAACATGACCATTATGGCAAATATGTGTTTAAGAAAAGAATACAATCATGGATGCCACAAGAACGGCAAGAAGCCATTACAGACAATCTTTTGATTACACGCCTGTATTCTTTTTGCCCATCATTACTTGATAACTATTTTGGTGTGTTACAGAATGTATTTCAAGATGTGCTTAAACATCAGATAGATACTGAACACGCACATTATAAAAACATTGACAAAAAATATTTGATTGAACTTAATACAATTAAATGTGAGGGCATTGTAGCAGGTTCTGGTGAATTGGAGAAATATTGATGGAACTTTGGAATTACTTCTCAACAAAAACAGGAAAAACCATTACAAAATGGACACATTACTTTCCTGTTTATGAAAAGCATTTTGCGCCACTTAGAAATAAACCCATTAAGTTGCTTGAGATTGGCATTTTATATGGAGGTTCTCTTGAAATGTGGCGACACTACTTTGGTCCCGATGCTCAGATTGTAGGTGTTGATATAAACCCGGCCTGCAAAGAGCATGAATTTCCAGGCGTTCATGTTCGCATCGGTGACCAATCCGATCCAGAATTTCTTCAAAGTTTAGTTGATGAGTTTGGTGAGTTTGATTTGGTGATTGATGATGGCAGTCACCAGGTGAATCATGTAAGAAAAACATTTGAGTATTT